GTCAGTCCAGTACGAATCGCCCTCGCCATCGTTGTACAACTCAAGCCATTCTTCGGGCGTAATCTCCGTGTGTAAGCAAGCATCAGAGCAGTAGTACTCCATGCCGGACTCGATGCAGTACCCCTCGTTCATACCCTTGCCGCATGCCGTGCACTCTCGTGCGAACTTCTTCTTAGCCATGACTCACCTCCGCCGTGTCTTGAGACACGCTGCTACCCATGTTCAGCAGACCACACGCCTCGTAGAACTTGTACGGGGTGAACTTCGGGTTGTCCTTCCGAAACTCAACGGCAAGGTTCTGGATATAGGTCATGTACGAAATCGTGTCCCTGTTACCCGTCTGCCAGTACGCACGCTTCATCGCGTCTGCTATGCGCTCGTAGTCTTTCCTAGTCATCGGTAAAAACCTCCTTTGTTGTTGATACCCATCAAATCGCGTCGGTCGGTGATGACCACATAATTGCTCTTGTGCATCGGCACGATGGTGTGCCGTACCTTTCTCGCATCGGCCTCGCCACAGCGTAGGCAGGTTATGAACCCCGCCTCGACCCGCTTGGCTATGACCTCTTCTATATGACAGGCCACGCATCGCATGGTTCCCATGTTCTGCACCTCGTTACCTCGTTGCCGTGTCTTAAGACACGGTGCTAGTTAATTGCCTTTTCAAACTCGACGGGCGCAACCGTCCGTCACATAGTTAGACCGTGCTGCACCGGGATAGTTCCGTGTGTTATATAAATTTTTGATGTTTTTTATGATGCAAGTACTGAGGGGGATCCAAATCGCTATTTCAATCCGTGTCTTAAGACACGCTGAGGATGTCTCGCCATGTACTGTTGTGCATTGATGTTTTTGGTGATGGCTATTTAATTTAGGTAGAGGCTTGGCCAACTTGTAGTGGACTGTCGGTGCAACAAAGTTTGTTCCATTTGTTCCAAATGTTCCAAGTCTGAAACTTGCACTATTCTTCAAAAAACGAGGTCAATTGGGATTATATGGTCGGCGTGGCGTTTGTGCAAGTGCTTGAAAAGTAAGAAGAAGAAGATATTCTTTTAATAATAATAATAAGGGGGGAATGGAACTCAACATGCATTTGTTCCAATGTTCCAAGGAATTAGGTAATGAATGTGATTCCTGTGAGATTTTTTCGTGGGGCGTGGTAAATTTTGATTAAGAAATGACGCTGCGTGTACCCCCTGCCTCTCTCCAATCTAGTCATACTTTCCAAAAACTTGGAACATTGGAACAAACTAGGTTAACTCCATGATTCTATTAAGAAAATCGTGTTCCAAGACTTTGTTCCACTTGGAACAAAAAAACTTGGTATTATGGAACAAAGTTTTCCACATGGTTATCCACACGCTGCGGCGTCGTTTCGCATGGCCTCTCGCGTGGTCTAAGATGGTCGCACATGATGTCGCACGGCCTCTCACACGGGTAACTGGCCTCACACGGAACTGGCCTCACACGGAACTGGCCTCACACGGAACTGGCCTCACCTAACTGGCATCGCTGAGCGAGGTAATCGCTTGGTGGACTGGGTGTGGCGCAGAAAAGACAAAGCCCCGGCTAGGCAGAACCTAGCCGGGGCGTGGCGTGTCTCAAGACACGGGGCGATTACTTAGCGACGGGGCGACGCTTCGCAATCTGGTCGAACAAGTTAGCCACGAGCGCCGGGGCGGGATTGGACGCAAGGAAGGCGTCCAGATTGGCAAGGATGGTATCAGGCGTCGGTGTGGCCTTCGCTTTACCCTTGGCCTTGCCCTCGCCGTCGGCCTTGTCGGCCTTAGGGAATGCAGCGTCAGCGATGTCGCGCCAGATGTTACGGCAATAGGCAAGCATGGCATCCCATACCTTGCGCTCGTCGCCATCCTTCGGCAACGCTTCGCGCTGTACATCCGTCATGTTCAGCACCGCCTCGGCCATCACCATGTTAACCGGAGCAGACCGGTCGCGCCCCGTGAACCTCGCACGCTGTACATAGACTTGACGCAGCGCAACCTTGATGGTGTCGGCCGCATTCTTGAATTCGGCGGTGTCGCGGGGGGCGGTAGCGTCGGCAGGAACATAGGCACGCAGGGCTGAGACGGCAGCCGAGACACGCTCGGCGAGAGTCGCCGTGTTGGCATCGTTCTGCTCGGCTACGCTCACGACCGCCGCTTGTACCGTGTGGAGAGTTGTCATCGTTGTATCCTCGTTATCATGAGCGCGAACACCGCGCCCTTCATAGAGTAAGACCCGCCCCGCCCCGAATGGTTCCGCATCGTCTGAACTTTTTTTGATATCGTCGCCGTGTCTTAAGACACGCCGCCCCGGCAGCGCGAGGCCGAACCGAGCAGGACGCGACCCCACCCGGTACCCACCCATCACTCTGTAGTTGTGACTCCGCCTACAACGCTAAACACTAAGACTTACACAAACGATACCCCCACTTTGCAAACTCGGCCCTCCCCCCGTCGTTAATTAGATTTCTACCTGACAATACCCCACCCCCCTTATTTATAAGACACCCCCGGTTGTCTTTTTGGTACCATGCCCTTTCACTTCGTATATAGTGTTTGCATTAAAGGAACTTGGCTCCGTACTCGCCATGCAAGATGTTTTAATACCTGAAATAGATGAAAGCGTTCCGCTTCCCGCTAACGCGGCGGAAGCCTTGCCCGACCTCACCCCCGAGGCTGAGATCGAGATGCGGGCGAGGACCATCAAGTTGATTTCGGATTTGACCGGGATTGCACTTGCCCCGGACGAAGAAGACATGGCTACGGCGAGGCAGATTGCCAAGGCCCACCTAGAAAACCCTAAGTCACGGGTCGATTACAGTAAGTACCCTAACGAAACCCTTGCTTACCTTGCTGGGTTGGTTGCTCAAAGCAACTGCATGATCGTTGATGATCTCTCTGAACTGAAACTCTACGTCATCAATAAGTTGGTCTACGAAGTAGAACACGCTGAAAACAGCAAGACTCGCATCCAAGCCTTGTCGAAACTGGGCGAAGTGGATGGAGTAGATGCGTTCAAGAAGCGCACTGAGACCACGCATGTGATCAAGCCGATCGAAGAGGTCGAGAAGGAACTTATGTCGGTGCTTGAGGGCATCGAGTACAGAGTCATCGAGGGCAACAGTGTCGCTCGTGGCTAGAAAAGACACGGTAGAGGAGCGTCTGGCTCACTGCGACCCCTGTGAACACAACAAAATGGGGATCTGTAAGCGGTGCGGCTGCATAATTCAGGCTAAAACCCGCCTTGCGGGGCAGCGTTGCCCGATTGCGTTGTGGGGACCGGAAGAGTACGGCCTAAAATCGCTGAAATTCCGCTGAAAATGCAGATAAACCTCTCAAAATCCGACCTAGACAAGATTAAAAAGGCGTTCCCGTCCCTGCCGGACGTAGAGAAGCGCAAAGTTGCCGAGTTATTGAAGGCTTACCAGACCCAGATCACACAGAAGTTGGGCAAAGACCACTTCTTAGACTTCATCGGGCATGTTTATCCGGGCTATAAGGTGGGTCCGCACCACCGGAAACTTGGTCAGATCTTCGAAGACGTGGCAGAAGGCAGGAAGAAAAGAGTCATCGTCAACATCGCCCCTCGGCATGGTAAGTCGGAGATGATTTCATACCTCGCCCCGGCGTGGTTCCTAGGCAAGTACCCGCAGAAGAAGGTCATCATGGCCTCGCACACCGCTGATCTGGCGGTGAACTTCGGTCGTCGGGTGCGTAACTTGGTCGGTTCGGAGTCTTATCGTGACATTTTTCCAAATGTGGAACTTCAGGCCGACAGTAAGTCTGCGTCTCGTTGGGGTACGAATTTTAATGGCGAGTACTTCGCTATTGGCGTTGGCGGCGCTCTTGCTGGCCGTGGTGCCGATCTTTTTATTATTGACGATCCTCACTCTGAACAAGAGGCTAAACAAGGTCGCGCAGACGTATTCGAACCCGCGTGGGAGTGGTTTCAGTCAGGACCCGTCCAGCGACTGATGCCGGGTGGCGCGATCATCGTGGTGATGACCCGGTGGTCAAAGCAGGACCTGACCGGCAAGATCGTGGACCACATGACCCGTGAGGACGGGGCGGACCAGTGGGAGTTGGTCGAGTTCCCGGCAATCCTGAACGATAAGCCCCTGTGGCCTGACTTCTGGACGATAGAAGAACTACTGGGCAAGAAAGCGTCGATGGACGTGCGGTACTGGCAGGCTCAGTACATGCAGGAGCCGACCTCCGAGGAGGGGGCGCTCATCAAGCGCGAGTGGTGGCAGGTCTGGGACAAGGAGACTCCGCCCCCGTGTGAGCACATAATAATGACGCTCGACGCCGCGCAGGAGAAAACGAACCGGTCGGACTACAACGCCCTCCTGACTTGGGGGGTGTTTTTCAACGAAGAGACTAAAAACTACAACATCATCCTGTTGAACGCTATTAAGGAGCGCCTTGAGTTCCCGGAACTGAAGCAGCGGGTGTTGGAGGAGTACAAGGACTGGAACCCGGACACCTTCATCGTCGAGAAGAAATCGAACGGTGCGGCGCTTTATCAGGAGTTCAGGCGCATGGGGGTGCCCATCTCGGAGTTCACGCCGGGTAAGGGGCAGGACAAGATTAGCCGAGTCAATGCAGTAACCGACCTCTTCTCTTCAGGTATAGTCTGGGTGCCCGACCGCAGATGGGCTTGGGAGGTCGTGGAGGAGTGCAATGATTTCCCCTCCGGTACCCACGATGACTTGGTGGACGCCACGACTTTGGCACTATTGCGGTTTAGGCAGGGTGGGTTCATTAGACTCCCATCGGATGAGCCGGAGCCAGTAAAGTGGTTCAAGGGCCACCGGGCGTCGGGATTTTATTAGGAGAATTTTAAATGGCCGTCGATAAAAGTTATATGGAGGCTCCCCAAGGTATCGCGGTCATCGCCGCTGACATGGAGCCGATTTCGATTGATATTGAGATCCCTGAAGAAGAGGGAGCCATCATCGAACTCATTAAGGATGAGCCGCGCTCTGAGAAGTTTGACGACAACCTCGCGGAGTTCATGAGCGAGGGGGACCTGCAGAGTCTGGCGAGT